TAAGAGTCTATCAAAAGAAAGACCCCACCTCAACAGCTGAGGCAGGGTCAAGGCTCGGTGTTCGCTACGGTGCTCAGGATGAGCTGATGAGCCGTAAACTAAGTTAACATTCATCCTTGACAGGTTCAAGATCTATCAGTTAGCTTAGTCATCCCCTCACCTGCACACATAGACATAAGTCATGTGCTCTTTGATTTTACCTTGTATCTAGATTTCACAGATAGCAGGGAGGGCCACCATCTACTAGAGAGGCGCGATGAAGGCTGAGATTAAAGATGTGATCGTCGGCGTGAGGCTCACCAGTCGAGAGGCTGACAGCCTTGACTACATCGCTCGTAAGCTTGGCTGGTCTCGTGGTCAGCTCCTCAGGGAGCTCTTCCAAAGGTTTGTTGAAACGCACCGTCAACCGGTGAAGGAACTTCAGAACAATGATTAACAGGATCACCCTATGTGGGAACGTCGGCCAAGACGCCGAGCTCAGGCAGACTCAGAACGGCCAACCTTACTGCTACTTCAGACTTGCTACCCATGAGAGCTATAAGGACTCGACAGGCATGTGGCAGAAGTCGACCGAGTGGCATAGCTGTAAGGTCTGGGGTCACAGCGCCAACCGCGCAGCTGCTCAGCTCACTAAAGGGGTTAAAGTCCACGTCGAGGGACAGTTGAAGTCTTACCAAGACTCACAACAGCGCCGACAGTGGGAGGTCCGAGTGATCAAATGGTGGGACTTGTCAGCTCGCGAGCCTGATCAGTTCCTGCCTCCTGAGCCTCAGATCAGACCTGAGACGCCATTTAGTCAGCCTCAGGACGCTCCTTATGGGGATGGGTTCACACGACGATAAACTTATTAATGCGCCCCGATGGGGAATGAGAGAGAGACATGTTTGTAAATGTAAAAGCAGTAACCCCAGAAGATTATCGCCAAGGGGGGTCATATTGTAATCCACAGCTTATCACCATCAACACTGATCACATTGTAGCCATATATGAAGGCTTTTTGGTTATGTCAGTAAAGTTTGGAAAATGGCATGAAAGACATGATCGACTGACATGGCGTAATAGGCAGGCTTTTATTCCGCTTTGGGATGGTGAATGGAGCAGACTCATTAAGATCCTTGAGGCTGACAAATGACTAAAGAGCAGTTTCTAGAGCATTGTGGATGGAGTGAAGAGGAGTTTGATCACATTATGCATCTTCTCGGCCAAGGCTATTATCGATATGTCCTGAGCGTTACTGATCGCTACACTTGTTATTGGATAAACTATTTAGAGGACGTTAAAGAGCATAAAGGCAAGATCGAGCGAACGGCTATTACCTGGAAGGACATTGAGTGTGAGTTTGAGCACGCTAATGAGATGGGCGCTGGTCTGCCTGAGATGGATGAGCAAACCAATATTGAGTTTAGAGCATACGAAAAAGTTACAGGCAGGCTCCGCTCAATCTTAGGCTACGACAATCAGCAAGCATACAGGAAGGCGATTGACTTTCTGTGCAATGTAAACGCTAAGGGAGTCTCTTGGGTCGATATTAGCAAGGATGTACTTCAACACTTAATGCCGTTTTTAGAGACACAAGAGGATTCATAAATGGAACGAACGGAACCAACAACGCGCGCGCGCGATGAAGATGACCCAACGCTCGCCGAGCTCGAGCGGCTCCTAGTGATCCAGCTCGAGCAAGACCTCGACCTTGATGACCCTCAAGATTATGATCTGTATAGTCAAAGTAGAGACTTACTAGAACACATCAGGGAGACCTTAGAGAATGTCAGACTCATCCACGAACGAGAAGCGCAAGGCTAAGCGCAGACAGCGCCGAGAGGCTTTGCTCGATAACATCAGGACAGGTATGAGCATCGAGGCCGCTTGCTCTGTCAGCGGTATCGGTAAGACTACCTACTACCGCTGGCTTGAAAAGTCGGGGCCAGATGGCGAGTGGACTGAGGAGGTGGAGGCCGCCAAAGACTTCGCCGAGGCGGTTCAGCTGCAGAGGCTCAAAGAGAACGCAGAGGCCAAACAAGACTGGCGCGGTAACGCTTGGATTCTAGAGCGCCGTTATCCTGATAGATGGGGCGCTAAGCGTGAGGTTGAGGTCAACGTCAATGATAGCTCTAAGAAGGCTGATGACATCGTGATCTCTATGCTCGAGCAGATCAGTAAACCATATCAAGAGGCTAATGATGACACAGCAGAAACTGATGACTAGATGTCTACTCACCCGCTCATGGACTAGGACGCCGAGCAAGAAGAGGTCGAGCTATCGAATAGAGGGCGGTGACCATGTTGTCCTAGCGTCTGATGAGAAAGGTGATGATCTCAACATCATTCATATGGATCACGTAGATGTTGAGGTGGGCGCTGATGTGATCACCACAGACGTGAGCGCTCATGGTTGGACTACTTCAGTCAGATGGCGCGTCACTCTGTGGGGTATGGAGCCGATAGGGTGACGATCAACCTCAACGAGCTGCAGCATGGGATCATCTCACGCATAGCGCAGAATGAGCGGATCATCGCGGCTCGTTGTGGTTGGGGTAGTGGTAAGACCTCGGCGCTTGTCTTCGCTCTCCTCTTCGTGTCGAGGGTGAGGCCTAACACGTCATCATTGCTCGTCACTGACACTAACCCACGTTATAACTCTGTGCTTATGCCTGAGATGGAGAAGTGGTTAAGCCCACTAGGCTGGACGTATAACCACACCCTTAGGCAGTGGAGCGCGCCGAATGGCTCGACTGTTTGGTGTCGCTCGTATTATCGACCAGGGACGAGGGACGCGACCCATAACCCTCTTGAGGGTCTCAACATCACATCAGGCGTCTGTCTTATAGATGAGTGTCAGACGTTGAGCGCCGAGGTAGCTCATAAAGCTATGGGTCGTCTCCGAGCAGGACCGAGCCCCATCATGATCCTCGTGGGTCTGCCGGTGAGCGGCGCTTGGTGGTGTCACCTCGCTGAGGAGGCAGAGTGTCAGCCTCTCCTCTTCACCTCATACGTTAACTCAGCCAACCTCTCAGCGGAGTGGTTTGAGGCCACGAAGCTGCTACCTGAGGCCGAGCGTGAGGCTATGGTCATGAATCGACCAAGGCCACCATCAGGGCTCATCTACTCCGAGTTCGACGAGTCGCGCCACGTCATCAGCGGGTGGGAGTATAAGCCGAGCATGTCAGGCCGAATCGCCATAGACTGGGGATTCAGGAAGCCGAGTGTTCTCATCATCGTCCACGACGAGGAGCTCGGCGCTGATGTGATCTGCGCTGAGATCAACCCCCAAGAGGTGACCACCTCTCAGCTCGCCACCCTCATCCTTGCCATCGCTTGGCCGCGCTCCTCGAGGAGCTCCGCACCAGGAGAGAGGATATGGCTAGACAATGGAGTAGCCGATAAAGCCGGTAGAGCTCGCAATGATCAGACAGGTCGCTCAGCATTTCGAGCAATGCGCGCCGCGCCTCCTGATGGGCTCGGTATGCCTCTCAGGTCTAACACTGATCCGATCAGGACCGACGTTCTCAACGGGATTCAGCGCTTGAAGCGTGCCTTTGCTCGTGGTCAATACCTCATCACTAAAGAGGTGTGGGACAGCGGCGAACGCGCTATGGGTAACAGCATTAGAAAAGCTCTGATGAGTTATGGTTGGGACAATAAAGAGCAACCTAAGAAAGATGGCAGAGAGGACCCCCTCGACGCCTTAAGATATGACTGCATCACTTGGAGGTGGGCTGACTCCATAGTTGACCAGCGCAAATATCAGCCGCGCTCATCTGCCCCTAAGAGTCGTCGTGTAAAGGTGGGTGGAGCAAAGAGGAGAAGTTTCTAATGAATAGACTGTATCGAAACTGGACAATACATAATCTAATCGCTCACCCGCTCAGTGAGATTGTCTGGCTCTTGACTCTAGGCTATGGTCGCAAGGTTTCCGACTGGATTCATGATGTGACTGTGCCTGATCATGATGGAGAGGGAAGAGGATGAGAATCTACAATGATGATGTGGGTGAGGTGAAATATGTGTCATCGATGGGTAACGACTCAACGCCTGCTCATTCAGCGCGGGTGAGCTTCTATGATGAGTCGACCTCTTCACCGCTGCAGATGACAGACCGAGACGTTAAGCTCATTCAGTACCTAGCGAAGCATAACCACACCTCACCTTTTGAGCATATATCAGCGACTCTTAAGATCTCGTGTCCTCTCTTCGTTCGCTCTCAGATCATGCGTCATCGCACCTTCTCTTTCAATGAAGTGTCACGG